TTTTGTAAATACTATTTTGTACATTTTAATAATAGTATCATTATCTTTCATTTTATCTGCAACTAAAATCATATAGTATGGTAGGTAAAAATTAGGTTTGCTTAAGTCTAAAAATAATTTGTCGCCTACTCCTACAGATATGTATTTATTATTAAAAAAATCTTTTACAATTGTATAAAATCCATAGGCAACGTCATTTAAGTTTTTTAAACAATAATGAACAACCAATTCATAGAGACATTCTACTCGTTCTTTATCATATTCAAATGATTTTATTAAGTAGAAAATTCCAGTTTCAGTATTTTTTAAATTATTATAACATTGAAATAATCTCAAACAACACATATATTTTTCTTGCGACCAGTTGTCATTATTAAGAGTTGTTTTATACCATTTAATTGCATTTTCCCATTTTCCTGAATCAAAGTAACTATTTGCGCAATAAAAACCATATCTATGATACAAACTATCGTTTGACTTAATACATTCTTCATAGGCTTTTTCTAATATTAATGCGTCTTTTAAATATTTATTTTCATCTCTATTTCTACTACTTGTTCTTCCTGATATAGTATAATAATTACCAGTTATAGTTTCACTACTATTGGTGTATTCAATACATGTAATTATTTCATGAAGAACCCCAACATACTTCCATTTTTTTTTATTATTAACGATTTGTATCCTAACATAACTAGTTCCTTGTTCGCTTCCAAATTGAAAAAATAAGAGTCCTTTATTAATTCAGGAAGAACAAAGTCGCCAATAATTTCATCATCAGCATCAAAAATTAAAACATATTTACTTTTATTATAAGCATGTTCTAATGCCTTTGAGCGATTATAACCAAAATCCTCCCATTTATCTTCAAATAATTCACCTTTTATATTATGTTTTTTAAAAAAATCAACGATTAATTCTTTTGTATTATCAGTTGAACCAGTATCTGAAATTACCCAATAATCAAATTTAATTTTATTTAATAATTTTTTTAAGGTATCAACAATTATATGTGATTCATCTTTGACAATCATATTTAAACACAAATTTGGTTCATCACATATATTTAATTCATTTAAAATTAATTCCATTATATTTAATCATTAATATTAGTTCTTTAATAAATTATTTAAAAAAATAATATAAAAATAATTATGAAATCTGCCGTTTTTCAAATAAATAAACAACCTAAAACTATAAATAATAATAATAATAATAATAGTAATAATAATAATAATAATAATAATAATACAATAAAAAATAATAATACTTATGATAATACTATAAAAAGTAATAATATTACTATGAATAATTTAAATAAACCAATAAAATTAGTCAATAATATATATTATTTACACTCTTGAAGGCGTATAAAATGGGACTAATATTTTTTCTAAAAGGTGCTATTCTACATCATACTTAAGAGTATCTAAATAATTCTCAAAATCAGTGATATAATTGTAATTATTTATTATATCTATTTCATTATCAGGTATACAAAATTTTTCATTTATTTTGAAAACTCCTACTCCTCTATAGTTAATATTACTAAAATAACTAAATGATACATATTTTTTATAATTTAATAAAATATGATAAACAAATTTCCATACATCTCCTGTCCAAGGCACATTTGTTTTTAATATTCCATTTTCATAAGAATTTTTGATTGGTATTTTTAGTTGTTCATCAAAATGTATTGGTAATATATCATCCAATAAAACTTTACCATCGCTATTAAGATTTTCTAAAGAATTATTAAAATCTCTTAAAACAAATTCTGTTTGATGCATGCCATCAATAAAAATAATGTCAAATTTATCATTTGAATTTGAAAAATAATCATCAGATGTCTTTATTATTAAATTTTCAGAAAAGAAATGAGGAGATGGGTCAATACCAGTTTTATTAAGAAAATGAACATTATTAAAAGTATAACCATTTTCTACACCAATCTCTAAATATTTTTCTTCAGGATTACTTACACTATTAATTACATCATGTCTTTGGTAAAACTTTGTATTATAATCTATTTTTTTTATATTATTATTTATAATTTCATAATTATTACAAGACTTATATTGTATTAAAAAATATTTAACTAATATGTCTTCACCCTTATCAATTAATGAATAACATTTAAATCTAGAAAAATCATATAAATCAAGTAAAATATGTAAATATTCAAGTGAACACTTATTATCTAATAGTATAAAATCATTCTTAGAATCAAGATATAGACCACGGATTTTATCTTTATTATATATTAAACTATCTATACCAATAATACAATATTGTTTAATGTAATCATTATTTATAATAATATTACAGTATTTATGTTGATAAGGTTCTTCTCTTTCCCAAATTTTACTATAATTGTGAATATAATTTTCATCTTCATAAGCATCTAATTCCTTCATACTATCATTAATTTTAAATTTATCAAAGAAGATAGGACTAATAAAATATGGACCAATTCTATTTATCTCTCCATTTCTAATAAGTGAAAAATTATTGTTATTATTGTTCATATATTGTATATATCCAAATTTATGTATTTTAGCTATCTTTGTATTTAATGCTGTTCGAATTATAATCTCATAATCATCACAAATTGGTAAAAATTCAGAATAGTTCCCAGCTTTAATTAACTCAGTTTTTCTCCAAATTCTTGGATGATTTGGACAACAAACCAAATGACTTAGTGTAATATTATTAACATTCGGGGTATTATAAACATAAACCCATTTATCATTATACTTCTGACAATAATAACTTCCATAACCTTTACATATAAAATCACCATATGAAAAATTGTCTCCATTTTCATATAAACAAATACAATCCATGTATATAAATCCTATATTAGGATTATTATCAAAACAATTTACTGAATCTTGTAGTACAAACGGTAATATTTCATCATCATGATCAAATTCTAGTAAATATTTACCTCTACATAATGAAACTGCTTCGTTTTTTAAATTTCCTATGTTGCCATTATTTTCACTTTTTCTAAAAAGTCTAACCCTTGAATCCTTTGAAAATAGGTTTCTTAAAAAATTAAAATGATTATCATCAGGAGAATCATCTATAACAATAAACTCCCAATCTTTAAATGTTTGATTTAGAAGGCTTTTATATGCTCTCTCAATCTTATGATATGAATTATATGCTGGTGTAAAAACTGAAAAAACAGGTCTAATATGTTCTCTATTAAATGTACAATTATGTATAAAACAATAATTCACGGCATAATTAAATTGTTCTATTGTTTTGATTTCATTAAAATGTATCCATCTATCTCTCATTCTTTCTGATATAATTGAAATTACATTATCTATGTAATATTCTTCTTTATCACCATATGTAACTAAAATTTGAAAATTAGAATCATATAATTTATTTAAGTCATTTTTATTATTTGTAAAATATAATGTACAATCAAGTTGTTCATTATTTTCAATGAAGAATTTATCAATATCTAAAAATTTATCTAGTCTATAAAACACAATAAATGGGTATTTCATATAGCTATTTATAAATTTATATTTTTAAATCTAAATTAAATATAAATTAAATATAAATTAAATATATATTACGCTAAGTTATACTGATTATTTAGGTTCGATAAGATGTTGTCAAATAAAAACAAGAACTAATGTGAAAAAAATTTCACCGACAGGAAAGCAGTAAGTAGTAAAATGACACAAAATGCATTTATGATTTGTATAATTTTATAAAAGTTTGTGTTATTTTACTACTTACTGCTTTCCTGTCGGTGTAATAATATTATGGATAGATTTTTGAAAAATACGAAGATATAATTTTTCGTTATATTAATTAATTTGATTTTATAAGTTATTATATGATTGATGAATATGTAAATAGATTAATACAAAATTTACCAGAAGAGAAAAAAAAGTTACAACATTTGGATTTAGTTTTAGATGGAGGAGCATTTAATGGAAGTTATCTTGTTGGCGCCCTTTATTTTTTAAAAGAAATGGAGAGAAGGAATTATATTAAAGTAGAAAGAATTTCAGGGTGTAGCATAGGTTCTGTAGTAGCATTATTATATTATATCGACTCACTCGATTTAATGCCTAAATTATATGAAATAGCAAATAACGAATTTAAGGCAAAACACACATTAAGCATTATAAAATCACTTAAAATACTTTTACAAGAAAGAATTCCACATGATATATGTTCAAAACTAAATAATAAATTATTTATTTGTTATCATGATATTAAAAAACGAAAAAAAATAGTAAAATATAATTATAAAAATATAGATGACATAATAAATACAATAATTAAATCATGTTATATTCCATTTTTAATCGATAATAATATGGTTTATAAAAAAAAATATATTGATGGAATAAATGCTTATATTTTTAAGCAACAGAATAACAGGAAAATTTTACATATGGAGTTGTTTGGTTATGATAAATTTATATATGCTTTAAATATTAAAAATGAAAAAACAAATTTTCATAGAATATTGTCTGGATTACTAGATGTTCATAGTTTTTTTATAAAAAAAAGCAATACGTCTATGTGTAGTTTTGTAAATGACTGGAATATTTTTAATAAATTTACTTATAATATAAAACTTTTATTAGAATATTTATTAGTAAATACATTTTATCTATTTATTTATTTAAAAAAATATATTCCAAAAGAATTTAAGGATAATTTAATTTTTAAAATAATTACAAAAATTACTTTTGAAATATTTAGTATAATTTTAGAAACTTATTGTTTATAAGTTTAAATTATTATTTATTTGTAAAATAATAATTTAATAAATGGATTCTATTGACATAACAGATTCGGTATTTTCTTTAGACGTTCCTGATTTAAACCAAGTTATAGGTAGCGTTGATGGTGTAGTAAGCAATGATTATACAATGTATATTTACATTGGAGTTGCCATATTAGTAATCATTATTGGCATGTTTATTTTTAAATTTTATCAAAATAAAAAAAGGGAGCAAAGTGGCGATGATTGTGAAGGTGGTTTCTGTACAATGAATCAAAAGTCACAGCAAATTTAGTAAATATTTTTTTTATTTTTTCGAGTTTTTGAACTATTGTTATATGGATTAAAAAATCCTGTTTTTTTACTTTTACTTTTAGTTTTTTTCTTTTTATTAGTAGTTTCATTTGTTTGTTTATGTATTTTAATATCATCTGGTTTATAATTAAAAAACCATTCTTCAAACATTTTTTTATTATTAGATTGTTTAAATTCTTTATATTTTTTTGCTTTTTCTGCTTTGATTTCTTCTACTGTTTCTTGATGTCCATAACATGTGATACTAAAACGCTTTAGTAATCCTTTTTGTGATAATCTATTTTTTTGTTGAACATCAAAAAGAAATTTTGACATACAAAGTATTCTATCAGTAAATTGTTTGTAATAATCTTTATTAGCATATAAAAATGCTAAATAAAAACTTAACATAGTATCTATCGTTGCTACTTTAACTTTTTTACCATTCATCATTAAAATATTATAACTATGACATCCAATGGGTTTATAAATAAAAAGAATGCTATCTTTGCCTATTTTAACTTCATAATGTTCAGGAACAATCTCTCCAATTGGATCTTGTTTTATTATTTTTACATTTTTAACACCATTATCATGTAATCGTTCTTTGATAATATCAGCAGTTTTTTCAGGATTGTTAGATAAAACATCAAAATCAGCTATATTTTCTAGTTTTTTTTTTAATTTTTTTGGCATATATTGAGAATAAAGAGTGTTAGCAAAACCACCAAAAAATACTACACCTTGATTTATTAAGGCGTTTTTAGTAGTGTCATAAATTTTCTCTTCGTTCTCTCTATTTTCCATTTCACGTTGAAAGTTAACATCGTTACAATTAATATCTGTTATTGGATAATTCTTATTTAAAAGTGTTAATCTTTTCAATACTTTTTCCCATCTGCTAATATCGCCTGCTGGTCTAGATAATTCAAGATACATAGACATTCTTAAAAAATTAGGAGGAGCATATAATAATCCATCAACACTTATAGCATCTCTTTTAAGAATATTATATATTTCTTTTGGCATATGAGTAATATCCGCGACAGCCATATAATTTACAAAAACTTTATATGTTCCATGATGTTGTCCAGATTTTGCTTCTACATCTAAAAACCCCTTTTTATAATAAATGTCTGCTAGTTCTTTTGCATCACTTAAAGCATTTTGAGAGAAGAAATCATAATCAGGAACTTCAACTTCTTTGTTATAAAATCTATCTTCTTCAGGTAATATATTATTAATAGCAGTTCCACCATAACAAATCAATTTCTTATGTCTGATAAATTCTTCAACTATATCTATAATTTGTTGAACATCATCTGAATTAACTACACGCCTACCCATTTTATCTTCAGCTTCATCTACTGCCATACGTAATATTGCTAATTCACAATCAGAAAATGATAAATTTTTACATACATTTTTATTTTTAGACATTCCTATATTATTCAATCAAAATAAAATTGAATAATATAATAAATTACACAGATTGAAAAATGAGACAAACATATCCTAAATTTATGTAACTGAAAAAATTACATTCTATAAGATAAACAGATTGTTTTACTTTTCAATTTCTTCTTTTATTTGAAATAACGTAAAAGAAATATTTGATATATGATAATAATATTATTGAATGTTTATACTAAAAATTAAAACTATAGTAATCGGTTGATGAATTTCTAGTAGCATAAGAATAGTCAGGATTTTGTGGTGTTGGAGCTGGAACTGTAACAGGCTGATTTCTTAAATCAGCAGGCTTAAGCGCAAAGGCATATCCTTCCCTATCAAAAAATAAAGCATTTTCCATAAGATTATTATCAACAAATTGATACCTCATTGCAACCATTTGACAACCGCTAGCTCTACAAACCATACCACTTGGATTAGAAGGATTTCCGCCGTTATTAGGATAAACTATAGTCATTCCTTGTCGATTAAATTCTATTAATTCATTTATGTCAGGATTATTTTGAATATTATAATAATCGTATCCCCTCATAAATACAGAATTACTTGCAATATTAACATATTCTAATAAATCAGCATTTTCTATAAATGCAGGATTGCTTCTATCCATTATTAAAATTACTTTATTTTGGAGTGACAATAAAGGAGTATTTCCCAAATTAGTGCCAGAAGCTTCATAACTATAATTTGGCCCCAACATAATATCTGTATTTGAACTGAATATATTTGCTAAATTAGAATACATATTTTGATTATTACTTTTACATCTTAAATTTATTAAAATTGGGTCTGTTGGATTAGGACAAGTTGAACCAGAAAACGCATAATTTCTAATTGTATCCATAACAGAACCAAAATTTACTGAATTAAATGTTTCCTTAACATAATAACTATCTGAAGTGCTTGTAGCAACAACAGGTTGGTCATTAACCGAATAAACTTCAAAATCTAAACATCTAACACCTTGTTTAATAACTGCTTTAAGGTTACATATATTAACAAAGTCATTTTTATATGAACCGCCGCTACAAGCATTATAAGCTGTTTTAATATAATAATCGCATAAATTACCTGAACAATCAGGGTCTGAATTTGTAATGGGTCTAATATTACCATCTACACTTGAGTATAAATTATTCATATAATTACATTCTGAATTTTGTAGTCTACTTAAATAAATCATATAACCTATAAAAATTATTAGAATAATAAAAATAAATGCCATAATCATATATGATTGAAAATCTTGATTCATATTTTTAATAGCTGTTAAATAATCACCTGTGTTTGAAGACATTACTAATATATTATATTATTTTTAATTTTTAGAAATAAAGTTTTTGAGAGAATAATATTTAGGAGAATTTATCTCTAAAAATAAAAGTGGGGATAAATAATATAAAGTTTTTCTTTGTATATAATAAAATGCCAAAACTTTGTGATTTTGAAACTTGTCGTAAACAAGCCAGCTATGGTGAATATTATGGTAAGCCTATAAGATGTAAAGAACATAAAGAAGATTATAAATTAGTTAGTCAATTATGTCAAAATAATAATTGTAAAATGAACTCTTATTTTAATTTAAAAAATGAAAAAAAACCTTTGTATTGCTTTGCACATAAATTAGAAGGAATGATTGATGTAAAATATAAAAAATGTGTACACAAAGAGTGTAACGTATATCCTACATTTAATTTTAAAAATGAAGAAAAACCTTTGTATTGCTTTACTCATAAATTAGAAGGAATGATAAATGTTAAAGATAAAAAATGTTTACACGAAGGTTGTAAAAAAATACCTAATTATAACTTTGAAAATGAAAAAAACACATTATATTGTTTTACACATAAATTAGATGGAATGATAGATTTAAAACATAAAAAATGTCTATATAAAGATTGTAAAATTAGACCAGGTTATAACTTTGAAAATGAAAAAAAACCTTTATTTTGCTTTACACATAAATTAGAAGGAATGATAGATTTAGTAAATAATAAATGTCTATATAAAAATTGTAAAGTTAGACCAAGTTATAACTTTGAAAATGAAAAAAAACCTTTATATTGTTTTGAACATAAATTAGAAGGAATGATTGATATTGTAAATAAACAAAAATGTCTTCATGAAGGTTGTAAAATAATGCCTTGTTATAATTTTAAAAATGAAGAAAAAGCTAATTATTGTTTCACACATAAAAAAGAAAATATGAGTGATATATTAAATAAAAATAAAATATGTAAAGGTGGGTTTTGTTTAGGTACAAGAGGAAACCCAAAATATAAAGGATATTGTTCTTCGTGTTATCAACACTTGTTCCCTAATGATCCTTTAACATTACAAGTTCAAAGCAAAACAAAAGAAATAGCTGTTCGTGATTATATTAATTTAATTTTTGAAGGTTTTCAACATGATATGCCTTTGTGGACAGGAAATTGCGATTGTAGCCACAGAAGAAGAATAGATCACAGAAAATTATTTGGTAATACTTTATTATGCATTGAAACAGATGAAAATCAACATAAAGGATATGATAAAGATGATGAAGAAATACGTTATGATGATTTATACATGCTTCATGGAGGAAAATTTATTTTTATACGTTTTAATCCAGACAAATTTAAGGATAAAAATGGCAAATCACTTAATCCAATGCTTTATACTCGTTTACCAGTTTTAAAAGAAGAAATTGAAAAACAAATAAAAAGAATAGAAAATGAAGAAAATAAGGAATTATTAGAAATAATTAAATTATATTATGATGAAATTAAGAATTAAAAACTATATATATATTATACTTAATATGCCAGGTGGATTAATGAATCTCGTCTCACAAGGGCAACAAAATATAATACTTTTTTCCAATCCAGAAAAATCATTTTTTAAATGTACTTATAAAAAAATAACAAATTATGGACTTCAAAAATTTAGACTAGATTTTGAAGGAAACCAACAGCTAAATTTAACTGGTGAATCTACATTCACGTTCAAAGTGAAAAGGTACGCAGATTTACTTATGGATTGCTATATATGTATAACATTACCAAATATTTGGTCTCCAATTATGCCGCCACAAGCAGTTACTCAACCAGATGGCACGACTATATACACAGATTGGGCACCATATAATTTTGCTTGGATACAAAATTTAGGTGCTCAAATAATAAGTAAAATTACAATTAATTGTGGTAATCAACAATTACAGCAATATTCAGGACAATATATTCTTAATTCGGCTAGGAGGGATTTTAGTGAACGAAAAATAAATTTATTTAATGATATGATTGGTAATGTTTCTGAATTAAATGATCCAGCAAATTCTGGAGCTCGTGTAAATGCTTATCCAAATGCGTTTTATACAAATAGTCCTGCTGGAGCACAGCCCTCAATTATGGGTCGAACTTTATATATTCCACTAGGTTCATGGTTTAGTCTTCTCTCTACTCAAGCATTTCCATTGGTTGCTCTTCAATATAATGAATTATGGATAAATGTTTCATTTAGACCAATAAATGAGTGGTTTACAATTCGAGATGTAAAGGATTATGTAAATAATTATCCGGTTGTTGCTCCAAATTTCAATCAATTTTATATGCAATTCTACAGATTTTTACAAACACCGCCAGATGTAGAGTTAGGACCTACATCATATGTAGATATGAGAACTAATTGGTTTGCCGATATACATTTAAATTGTACATATGCTTTTCTCTCTGATGATGAATCTACAATTTTTGCGAAAAATGAACAAAAATACTTGATTAGACAAATTTATGAAAAACCTTACTATAATGTTACTGGTGCAAATAAAATTGATTTGGATTCATTAGGTATGGTTATAAGTTGGATGTTTTATTTCCAACGTAGTGATATTAATTTAAGAAATCAATGGTCGAATTACACAAATTGGCCATATGATTATATGCCACAAGATGTAACATTTGCTTCGACAGCGGGGAATTATAAAAACCCAAATCCTAGTCCTCCGCCTATTCCACCATTTTTAGGTCCTGGTTTAAATCCTGATGGAACATTGTCAGGTTTATACACAACCGGAGTTTATAATCCACAAAATTTAAAAGAAATTTTAATAGCAATGGGTATTTTATTAGATGGTCAATATAGAGAGAATATTTTAGCAGCCGGTGTATATAATTTTGTAGAAAAATATACAAGAACGCATGGATTTGCTCCACCAGGATTATATTGTTATAATTTTTGTTTAGATACAGATCCATTAAAAGTCCAACCATCAGGTGCAATGAATATGAGTAAATTTACAAATATTCAATTAGAGTTTAACACAATAACTCCTCCAGCAGATCCATATGCTCAAGTGTTAACAATTTGTGATCCAAATACAGGTGATATTGTAGGTATTAACAAGCCAACATGGAGAATTTATGATTATAACTTTAATATGTATATAATTGAAGAGAGAGTAAATATGGTCATATTTGTTGGCGGAAATGCTGGTTTATTATATGCTACTTAATAATATATTTCTTTATATTAGTTCCAAAATATATTATTTTTAATTACTTAAAGACGAAATACTACATAATGAAGGGTATTTTTGAAATTTATGAAAAAATGTCTTTAAAAAGTTCCCTACACATGTAGAGAAAAATATTGATTTCAAAAAATGAAAAGTGTTTTAACTTTTGAAAAATGGACAAAAAAAATGTCCAATTTTCAAAAGCTCGAATATTTTATGGAAAATGCGTGAATTGTGACCATAATGAAAATTTATCGTCTGGTCGCAAAAAAAATAATTTTCGTTTTATTACGATATTTTTTTAAATAAAAATTTAAAGACTTTTTTTCTATGGATACATTAAGGATACAATGGATACGAGCAACGAGCAAAAAACGAGCAATAATTTTTGTTGCGAAAAATGTGACTATATAACATCATCAAAATACAACTATGAAAGACATATATCATCCCATAAACATAAAAGGATACATTTTGGATTGAGTGGAGTCGAGATTTTCGAGCAAAACGAGCAAAACGAGCAAAATCATAACAAAAAAGAATTTAAATGTGTATGTGGTAACACTTATAAATTTAGTCAAGGACTATCAAAGCATAAGAAAAAATGTAGTTGGACAAATGATAAAAATGATTCCTACAATAATGGAGGCGAAATTAAGACATTAACCAATCTTGTTTTGGAGGTAGTAAAACAGAACCAAGAACTTACCAACAAAATTGTAGAAATGTCTGGAAATATGAATAATAACACCTTAATCAATAATCATTCTAATAATAATAATAATACGTTTAACCTTAATATGTTCTTAAATGAAACATGTAAAGATGCTATGAATATTACAGATTTCGTAGATTCTCTCCAGCTTCAATTATCAGATTTAGAAGATATAGGTAAACTTGGATTTGTAGAAGGTATATCTAATATTATTGTGAAAAATTTAAAAGCATTAGATGTTCATAAACGCCCAGTTCATTGCGCCGACAAAAAACGCGAAGTTATTTACATCAAGGATGAAGATAAATGGGAAAAGGATAATGACGAAAAACAACGTTTACGTAAAGCTATAAAGAATGTAGCATACAAAAATGAAAAACTTTTGCCAAAATATAAAGAGCTTCATCCAGGTTGTAATTATAGTGATTCAAAATATTCAGACCATTATAGTAAATTAGTAATAGAAGCTATGGGTGGTTCAGGAAATAATGATATAGAGAAACAAGACAAGATAATAAGAAATATTGCAAAAGAAGTTGTAATTCACAAGACTTAATAATTAGACGGTAAAGGACCATCATTTGTAAATTCACCAGTTATACTATACATAGCAGGATAATTAGGCATAAATTGTAGTTGATTAGGCTTATAACGTTTATTATATAGTTCTTGTCCTTCATTAAATGATTGACCCCAAGTATCAGAACCAAAACTCGCTTGTGACGGTTTAGCATATAAATCTTTTGTAATTACACGCTCTTTAGTTCCATAACCACTTGTTAATGGAGAATACGTGGGTGTTACTCCTGATGTTAATTTTCCAGCATCATTATTACCAGGGATACAACCTGTTGTCTTTGAAAGTGGCGGTGAATATGGTTGACACCCAGGACAATCAATATCATAAAAACATTGTTGACCAGTTATTGCACAACGAGAATTAGGACCACAAAAATTTTTACAACTATATGTTGTATTTAATGGCAAATTAACTGTATGACTAGTTTTGGAACTTTCTTGAATAGTCCCATCTGTAAAACATTCAACAATGTAGTTTTTTTTAACTAAATAATTAATCATATTTAAAATAACAAATAATAAAATTAACGCAATTAATGGTAAAAACATATTAAATTTCATATAATAAATTGATATTAAATTTTTTATATCAATTAAATATAAGTAATGTCTGATTCCAATGATACTAGTATTATAGATGAAAAAAAAACAAATTCATCTTCCAATTCATCTTCCAATTCATCTTCCAATTCAACAGAAATAAATGGTTCTAAAGTAGTAGCATTTATTATTTCGGTTGCTGTTGCTATTGTAAAAATTTTACTTTATTTTTCGGGTAGTTCCTTAATATTATTTATGTGTAAAATAGCACAATCTAATATTTTACCGTCTCAATCAAATTGTTCTCCTTATACTGATACTCAACCAACAATTAATCCTAGTCCAATACAAACAAACATTTTTACAACATTTACTGAACCAGAAATGTCTATGAAAATGGAAATACCTTACGATATAAATTCAAAACATAAACTTATCGAAATATTTAAAAATTATAAAGAAAAACCTTCATCTTATTTTTTAGCAAATTATTTAATTTCAATTTGTGAATCAATATTACAATTTAATTATTCAGCAATTAACACCATTATGAATTTAATGAACCAAACATTTATTGAACCCGTTATTATAGGGATTGGACCAATTATTTTTATATTTTTATATGTTTTTGGAATTTTCATAAATATGCTTTATTTCATATATGTATGGTTTGCTAATATGTCGTGGTTCTTTAAAACAAATAAAAATGATACAGATAATGGAAAACCACAATGGGAAGATGTTACAATTTTTAGCACTGTAAATTGGTTTTATGGTGCAGCATTATCAATGCTATTTGTTTTTATAATTATTTTTTGGTTTCCCATTGTTTCTATGTTACCGATGTTATTTTTTCATAATTCAATAATTTCAACATTATTAATGAAAGCTATAATGAATGGTAAACAAATATCATGTTTATCAATAATAAAAGAAACATTAAAACATTATAAATTAACAATTATATGTGTTATTAGTATAGTTGTATTATTATCAGCGTTTTCACATTTGGGAGTTATTCCTGGAATATTTTTATGTGTAACTCTAGTATTAATATATTTTGGAATAATACGAATGAATATTTTTACTCCTATTGAAGAAACTAATTTATCAAAATTGGTAAGTTACGACCAAGCAATTAAAACATGTCCTGGCGATAAAAATGGGCAAAAACATGGTTGGTTTGGTGGTCAAAAAGGTGGGGATAATATAACAAAACAATTAAAAAAAATAGGAAAATATATGTAAATCTGTAAATTTTATATTGTGTTTTTATATGAGTAAGTATTCTACAAAAACTGAAATAATAGAGTTTATTAGACAAAATACATATCCTAAACCTAATGACCTAAATGAACTAACAACATTAAGACAACTTAAAAATATGTTACAAATAGTTATTAGAAACAGAGAACAAGAATTAGTTGAAGAGGATGTTCATCATGATGATTGGATTGATGATGACATTTTAGGAGAAGCACAAGACTATATGAATGAATTAAATGAAAATAGGCTAGCAAATGAAGAAAAAAATATTAAATTTACAAGAAATGTTAGTTTAGCCACGCAAAATACAAGATTGCCGACTGAAATGAAACAAAAAATAATGTTATACGGTTTAGAAGAACCAGGGAATCCAACAAATTTATATGAAACTATAAAAAAAATAGGGGGTAAATCAAGAATTAAATCAAGAACTAAAAAATCAAGGAGAAATAAAAAAAAAACAAGAAAAAACAGAAAACATTGAAAATGCCCCTTTTAACATTTCACGAAATGAGGTGCCTTTGGAACACCGATTTTGTATAGTGAAAATTATATAAAAATAATAAATTATGAAAACAATAAATTTAATACAATTAAATAATATTTACTTAAATAAATATTATTTAAGTAATTTAAATGGGTAAAGATAAAAAATTGTCAAAACATCCTTTTGTAAGCGTATGTACTCCAACATTTAATAGACGTCCATTTATTCCTATAATAATAAAATGTTTTGAAAATCAAACATATCCAAGAGATAAAATGGAATGGATTATTATAGATGATGGAACAGATAAAATTGAAGATCTAGTAGCTCATTTACCTTATGTTAAATATTTTAAGTATGATGAAAAAATGACACTTGGTAAAAAAAGAAATTTATCAAATGAAAATGCAACAGGTGATATTATTGTTTATATGGATGATGATGATTATTACCCTCCTGATAGAGTAAAACATGCTGTAGAAAAATTACGTGGAAGCAAAGCTATGTGTGCAGGTTCTAGTGCTGTGTGTATTTATTTTAAACATATAAATAAAATATTACAATTTGGTCCGTATGGTCCAAATCACGCAACCGCAGCAACATTTGCTTTTAAAAGAGAGTTACTAAAAGAAACAAAATTTGATGAAGAATCTTCTGTAGCTGAAGAGCGAAAATTTTTAAAAGATTATACTGTGCCTTTTATTCAATTAGAATCAATAAAATCTATCTTGGTATTTTCTCATAATCATAACTCGTTTGATAAAAAAGAATTATTAAAACAAACTCCTAATCCACATATTCATGAAACATCATTATTTCCGAAGGATTTAGTTTTAGAGCCAGATATTTTAAAATTTTTTATGGAAGATATAGATGCTTTATTAGATAAATATGATCCAGGTAAACCAGACCATAAACCAGATGTAAAAAAACAATTGGCAGAAATTAAAATAGACCGAGAGAATAAGATGCAAGAATTAATGAAACAGCAAGCAGATTATGATAATTTAATCACTAAAATAACAATAATGAACAATCCAGAAATGATTGAAAAACAACTAAATGATCAAAAGATGTTAATACAACAATTAATGTTTGAGAATAATAATTTAAAACAACAGCTATTGTATCTTAATAATAAAATTACACAACTGATTAAAGGACAGATAGAAAAACGTAAGGATGAAAAAAAAATAGAACTAGGTAATAATTGTCAAACAATAAATATTGTATAAAATGGTTTAAAGATAAATATATAGCATATAGTATAAATAAATATAATGTACCGAGATGATTTATGGGATTCAGCAGACCTTAATTATGACGATGAAAATAATGTAAATAATACATTTGAAAATGTAAAGCGTATAGATAAAGGATATAATGTTATTTATCGAAAGGCTTTTAAAAAGGATGGGAAAAGTTATAACAAGAAAATTGATATTTATACTTCCAGTGGAACAGGTAATCGTATTAGGGATGCTGAGACAGGAGAATATTTAAATTATATAGTAGGTTCATGTGATGAAGATTTATTTTTTAAAGTCATGTTAGTAACAGGAGAATGCAGGAGTAAAAATGGTTCAAATACTCTATTTTATACTTCTCCTCAACATTATAGTAGCCATTTAGAATGTAAAATTGATGAACAATCAATTTCTAATTGGGAAGAAAAGAGAAATGCAAGATTATCTGAAATCGAGCGTTCAAAAAGTGAAAAGTCTGTGTCTGTTAGAGTAAGATAAAAATATAATTTTATATATTTTTTATGTAAAATTATATTATTCTGTCCCATTGTAAATCTTCAAGGGTGTAAATTCAAAAACTTATTTGATTAGATTTTTATACAAAAAAATATTATTCCAATTCATCATAATCACATTCTTCTTCATCATCAACTTCTTTATCGGAGGTTCCAGTAGCATTTTCTTTAATATATTTTTCGATATACCTATAAATACGATTAATATCTAACTTACTAATTTCGCAGTTTTCAAGAATATTAATAATTTCAGAAATTTCATAATTATTGGTAAGTTCAATAAAAAATCCAAACATATCCTTTTTATCCATTCCTAATTTTTGACATAATCTTTGTATAAAAAGTGAATTATTATATTCGGTTGAATATTTTGTTAAAACTTTAGTAAATCTAACTTCGTTTTGATTACATTTATTTTTGTTTTTAAAAGTATCATGATATAGTTTATTATTTTTAAATGTTTTTATTAGTGAGCTCATTTCATTAAACTGCCATATTTGTTTTTGAAACGTAATTCGGTCAATATAATCAGCAAAACATATATTGTCAAGTTGTGAAATATAAAAAGGTATGGATTGTTTTTTATCAAGTTTTTCAATAGTATCAATAATATTTTCATGCCATAATAATCCAACACTTGTTCTGTCAGTTTCATTCATAATATTATTATGTTCATTAAGAGGTAAATATTCATTTAATAGTTTATTTGTAATCTTTTTGGTGTCATCATTATAAGATTTAATTTGAAAAATATCTTCTAAGATTTCACATGTAAAAAGTTCAGGTTTATTTTTATTTAAATTATACATATTATTAAGTTTTCTAAGGTCGCCTTGAACATAAGAAATAAGTTTGGTTTGAATTTCACTATCAATAGAAGGCATTAATTTTCTAATAATATTAGAAACTTCAAATTTATTAGGGGTTTTAAGCTCAATAGTATTACAAACCTTCATTAACTCTTTAATTTTTTTATCAATACGATAATTTCCAATACATATAATAGGATTCATAGTTATTTCTTCTAATTTCTGTTTTTTTGTTTTTTTAGGACGAATCAATTTAATAAGAGAATTTATACCACCCTTATCACCATTATTCATTCCATCTATTTCATCCATTATAATTGCAATTTTTTTTATCTGTTTGTTAAATAAACTCATAATATTTTTATCGGACATATTATGTTTTGTAATATCTTCAATTACTGACGTGTTTCTAATATCACCAGCATCATATTTAATAATATCATAATTCAAATCTTTAAGAATATTAGATACAAAGGTTGTTTTACCTGTTCCAGGATCTCCATAAACATAAATACCCTTTTTAAATAATAAGTTATTTTTATTATTTTCAAATTCTTTAAGAATATTTTTTATATCTTTTTCTTGTTGCTCTCTATTTAAAATTTTATTAATATTTAATTCTTCCATTTTATATATTTAATAATAATCTTTTTATGTAGATTTCTACACAAATCACGTTTAGATAAAAAATGTAACAAAATTTCTCTGTATTTTTCATAATTATTTTTATACAAAAATACATAATGAAATCATGATGTAAATGATAAAGTTGTTTTATTGTATAATTAAGATGTAGTAGTGGTTTGACAAGGATTATCAACACCATAAGTTATACCATCCCATGAAATGTTACACTTATTTGCCCATGTATATTTAGCACATAAACCATTAGAACCAGTAAAGGCAGGAGTACTAAAATCCATTGTTAAATGTTTTTTATCACCTAAAGGCGGACATGTTCCTAAATCTTTTATATTAGTACAAGTTGGATTATTTCCAGAGATGTCCATATCCATTATCCAATAATCAGGACAATCAGGAGTCATTGGTGGCCAAATAGGATTTTTTGCTGACGAAAGAGCAATTCCTATAATAATAAGTGCAATAATTAATATAATTATTGCAGCAGAAAGAATAAATATTTGAAAACCTTCCATATAAAATAAATAGATATAAAATAAATAGATATAAATTTTTCTATTTGCTTATTTTATAAAATGAATAAAGTAAATAATGGTCGTGTAAATATAAAATCACCAAATACTTCAGCATTATTTAAAATGTATGATAAAATACCTGCTAACCAATGTGTAACATTTAGGAATGCTACTGAAGGTCTATGGGATGAAACTCCTTTAACACATGCTTTTTTCTCTCGAGAAAATATTCAAATAATTCAAAATGGAATAAGAGCAGGTGTTTATAATATATCAAATGGTCAATATGTTATTGGTCATCAAGATTATGATTCCATTAAAATTGTAATGAGAAGTGTTTTCTTACAACATTCAGCAAATAAACCATCTAATATTCCACAACAAATTGAAGAGCTTAATAAAATTGTATTAAATTATTGTATACAACAAGTATATAGTGAGGCTCAAGGATATATGAAATATATGGACGATGTTAGTACATTAGTTGTCCCAATTGCTCATCCAGTTCAATCATCAAATACTGATAGACAACTTGAATTTAAGAGTTGGTTTTAGAAGTTACGGATAAATATTAATTTTAAAATACTTACTAATATTTATAAATATGAATGATAAAATAGTGTTGATATGTGCAACAGGTCGTTCAGGTTCAACAACAATGCAACGTTTAATAAATACAATACCAAATTCTAATATATGTGGAGAGAATTATGGTGCTATTAATTCTCTACTTGAATTTTATCGAAGATTAAAGACTACTACAAAAGATTATGTTCCAGGTCATTTAAAACCAGCTACATTTGAAGATATATTAAGTAAAAATGTAAAACCATCATGGTATAATTCTTATAATCTAAATCAAATGGTTAAAATGATACAAATACTGATAATAAATATGTTTAAAAGTTCAGAATCAACAAATGTTTGGGGATTTAAGGAAATAAGATATGACTCTGGTAATATAAATTATATTACAGATTTTAAAGAATTATTTCCTCAAACAAAAATAATAATACAAGTAAGGAGAAATTTAACAGCTCAAAGTAATAGTGGTTGGTTTAAAGGTAATAAAATGGCTTTTAATTATTTACATAAAAATACTAAAGAATTAATAGATTTTGGATTAAAAAATAAAGAATGGTGTTATCTAACTAGTTTTGAACAAATGTTTGATAGAAATAATCTCAAAAATATATTTTCATTTATAGATTGTAGAGAGAATTATGATGAAAATAAAATAACAGAAGTATTGAACAACAATATAAAGGATTAGCAAACTTAATTTTATTTTTCTCTAGTTAAAGAATTATAAAGTCATTTATACAAATTATATATTTAATCATCTTCAACAAGCAAAGTTTGTTTCTTTACAACTTTTTTTACGGCACTTTTTGTAACATTTTTCTTCTTTGGTTTAGAATCCTCGCCATTCATTGATCTTGTTCTTTCTTCTTTGTATTCAATGTATTGTTCTTTAAAAGTTTCTAATTCATTCAACCACATCTTATTAATAGTTGTAGATTTAACCATTTCTAATTCAGATTGCTTATCACCGTGTTCCTTATTTAGTTTATAAACATTTTCTTCAGTTACTGAATCCATTGGCATCTTCGTCAAATAGTGATAATTTGTGTCATTATCAATAATATCATATCCTTTAGTTTGTAACATTTCTACAACTTGTTCCTTCTTCTTTTTACGCAAATCAATAGTTCCATCAAGATTTTCTTTAATATATTTAGCCTTATTTGTAAGCAACATCAATTCACGTTCCAAACTTTCAATCATATAATCTTTTCTAGTCTGATACAACTTCAATCTTACATCGTAATAAGAATCAATAATATCAGATACTTTATCAAACTTTTGTAATGTATCATTAGCATCAAATAAATGCATGTTGGTTGTTCTATTAGTCGTATAAAGCTTCAACAATTTCTCAAGACCATTACAACTGTGTTCTCCATTAGATTTTTCTAATTCTTCTAATTTACCCTTCACAAATGTAATAGTAAAATCAACATTTGTATCTTTACTCATATCTTCATAATCTTTGATAATAGCTGGAATTTTATTCTTATCTTTATCTTCTCCTGGATTACACCAATGTTCAATTAATTCTTTAAAGTCTTCAGTCCAAAACCCAACGGGCAATTCAATAACTCTAATTTTATCAACACCAAGTTTTTCATATGTTCCTCTAATCAAGAATTGATCATCAGATAATTTAGTAATCTGACCTTTAAACCCTTCATAATAAGGGATAAAGTCAATATTGTCTTCAACCACATTTACATTAGGTTCAATATATTTTAACTTATTTTGTAAATAATCAATAATTTGTAATGGATTATAACACATGACATCAGTGCTGAAGCCAGTTCCAATACCCTTGGAACCATTGACAAGAATCATTGGAATAATTGGTGCATAATAAATTGGTTCAACAGATAATCCGTCATCATTTAAATATTCAAGAACATTATCATCTGTTTGCTGAAAGATATTTCTAGTAATTGTATTCAATAAGGTGAAGATATATCTTTCAGACGCACTGTCCTTTCCACCCTGTAATCTAGTACCAAATTGTCCATTAGGAACAAACAAATTAACATTATTTGAACCAACAAAATTTTGAGCCATTCCTACAATAGCGGCATTTAAGCTCGCTTCACCATGATGATAACCAGAATGCTCGGAAACGTAACCACTAAATTGTGCTACCTTAATTTCTGTCTTTAAATTGCGTTTAAAAGCAGCAAACAAAATTTTTCTTTGAGAAATCTTAAGACCATCCATAAGATTAGGGATACTTCTATCACAATCATATTTAGAGAAGTGAATTAATTCGCGGTTGATAAATTCTTCATAAGATACATTTTTTTTGCTAGTATCAAGGTAAGCATCTCTGTCATAAATTTTTAACCAATCTTTTCTATCATCAGCTCTTTTCTTGTTAAATACCATATCAATTGCGTCATCAGATTCCTTACCACTAAACTGAAATTCAACAATTTTTTTATTCTCAAAATATTCTCTGAATTCCTTACCAGTGCTGGTTCCTAAACCTTTGTAATATTTAATAATCCAAGCATTGACATCATGTTGTTTTTTCCATTCTTCAAATTCTCCTTCATTATAGAAATGTAATTCATTAGAACCTTTCTTTGCCTTCAAGATTGGAGTATTCATAAATCCAATAAATCCTGGAATTTGCGAAAGTGTAGGCCATTCACACGAAAATAGATTGATGCCAAGACCTTTAATATGACTACCATCTAAATCTTGATCAGTCATAAACAAAATTTTTCCGTATCTTAAGTTTTTATTTATGTCTTCTAAATTTAAATATTTCTTTCCAGTTACAAGACCAAGAATTTGCTTGATTTCAGAAATTTCTTTATTATCAGCAATTTTCTTTACAGGTTCACCGCGAACATTTAGTAGCTTACCTTTTAAAGGATATACTCCTACAATGTTACGATCTTCTGATGATAATCCTGAAAGAATACCTGCCTTGGCAGAATCTCCCTCACAAAGAATAAGCATACATTCCTTAGATTTTTCA